CAAAGGCGATTTAATTTAGATAAACGAAAATTAGAAATCATTATTGAGAGCCTTAAAGTGAATTTTGGACATCCTGTTGTTGCAAAAAAAGAAAAACCAAATGGGTATTTCTTGCCAAAAACAAAGGAAGAACGAGATGCAGGTTTGGCACCCTACAAAAGGCAAATACTAACTGAACAAAAGAATTTGGCAGCAGTATTAGCAATTGATTTAGATGAATATAACAAGAAATGGAGATCAGAAAATGTTAAATGAAATTATTATTGGTGTATTGGTAATCGTGGTGTTATTTGAGGCGATCATGGTAAGTGCAATTAGTCAACGCTGCAAAGAGTCAAAACGGGAATTAAAAAAGTTGATCATGGAAAAACAAAAAATCGAAGAAGCTCGACAAGCTATGCGCTTTGGATATCGTAGATAAGGGGCGATAAAATGGCAGAAAAGACAAATATCCTGCCTCACGACATACTAGCTGAACAGGCGGTACTTGGATCAATTTTCGTTGACCCGGAAAAAATCTTTATCGCATCAGAATTTCTTACACAGGAAAGTTTTTATAAGTTATCTCACGGTATTATCTTCAATATTATGGAAGAATTGGCAGATAAAGGGGAACCAATTGACCCTGTATCTGTAAAATCAGCACTTGACTCTATTGGAGAGTTTGAGCGTATTGGCGGAATGGCTTTTCTTGCTAGTTTGATCAATTCAGTTCCTACTAGTGCTCACATTGAACATTATGCAAAGATTGTGGCCGAAAAAGCTAAAGCAAGAGAGGTCATCAATGATCTAGGTAAAGCTCTTGAAACAGTATATGAGGATCACCAAGATTTGGATGATGTCATAGTAAGACTTGAAAATACACTGACTTCTGTAAGTGCTAATCAAAACTCAGGTTTTAGAAACATCATGGACGTATTGGATTCCACTAATATCAGAATCGATGAACGATCTAAGCACGTTGGGGATGTTACTGGCCTTGCTACAGGTTTTACCGATTTTGACAAAATAACAACAGGACTACACGAAGATAACTTAATTATTTTGGCCGCTAGACCTGCTATGGGGAAAACAGCATTTGCTCTAAATATTGCACAAAATGTCGCAATACGAGCAGGCAAACCAGTAGCTATCTTCTCACTTGAAATGGGGGCTGAGAGTCTAGTAGAACGCATGCTATCCGCTGAAGGAGTGATTCCAGCCTATCACATTCGGACAGGAAAGTTATCTGACAGTGAGTGGAGGAGAATGCTCTTAGCACAGGAACAGTTATCAAAGGCTCAACTCTATATTGATGATACCGCTGGCATCAGAATTTCTGACATCCGAGCACGATCAAAGAAATTAGCTCAAACAACAGGAGAGCTAGGTTTGATTGTTATTGATTATTTACAGTTGATTACTGGCAGAGGAAAAGAAAATAGACAGCAAGAAGTATCTGAGATCTCAAGACAATTAAAGATTTTAGCAAAGGAATTAAAAGTGCCAGTGATTGCACTAAGTCAACTTTCTCGTGGAGTAGAACAACGTAATGACAAAAGGCCAGTTCTGTCAGATCTTCGTGAATCAGGATCAATTGAGCAAGATGCTGATATTGTAGCATTTCTTTACCGAGATTCTTACTACCGTCGTGAGGGGCAAGAGGAAGATGATAATGTGACAGAAGTGATCTTTGAAAAGAACCGTCATGGGGGGTTAGGTACCGTCAAATTATTCTTCCACAAAGAATTTACAAAATTTACAAATATGGAGGTACAATAAATGATTAAAAAATCAGAAGTAGCTGGTTACTTAGCATTTTTTAAAGTTCCCAAACCGCTTATTTATGACGAAAAATACAAGAGATTAAGTAACAATGCAAAGTTAATGTATATGTTGTTGTTTGATAGGTTGGAGTTATCTCTAACAAATAAATGGCATGATAAAAACGGAAATGTTTTTCAATACTACACTAACGAGCAGTTAATGATTGATTTGAATTGTAGCGAACCTACAATCATAAAAACCAAGAAAGAACTTAAAGATGCCCAGCTACTAAAAGAAGTTCGACAAGGCGTAAATATGCCTAATAGAATTTACATCAATGCGGTTAATGGATCGGCTGTGAGTTCAGTTGCGGACCTTAAAAACTTTAAGTTTGGAACTGAAGAAACTTTAGTTCAAGAACTTAAAAATATTGAGGGAATCAAGACTGATAATATCAAGACTGATAATAATATAATGTCGATTTGTCAGGAAGTTATTACTTATCTCAACCAGGTTACAAAGAAGAATTTCAACAAAGATACAGCTAGCCATCATAAATACATTAAGGCACGTTTGAAGGAAGGTTATGAATTAAAAGACTTTAAACATGTGATCAATGTTATGGCAGCTACATGGATGGGAACAGATTATGAACGATATCTACAACCTCAAACGCTTTTTGGGAATAAGTTTGATAGTTATCTCAATCGTAGTATGCCAAACAATGTCAGATCATTTGCTTCAGCAGTTGATGAAAGGCTGGGATTCTAATGGATGTTCTAAAAGATATTGAAAGAAAAAAGCTACTAGATAAAATCTGTGAAGTGCACTCTTGCCAATTATGGGAGAGTCCAGTAGTTATAGCAGGAAAATTGAAATATTTGCAGGTATGCCCAGAGTGTGAAAAAGAAGAAATCAAACAAATTGAGCACAAGTTAAATAATGAGGCTGCAATTAATTCAAAATTAGCTAAAACATTTGAAGTATTCAATCGCTTCAGCTTATTTCCTGCTGAGTTGATTGGGAAAAATCTAGATAACTTTAGGACTGACAATCAGAGTGCAGAGCAAGGTTTAAATTTTTCAAAAAGGATGCTAAGAGACTATGTGAAGGGAGAAACAGGAAATGTGATTATCACTGGGCCTCCTGGAGTTGGTAAGAGTCATCTATCAATTGCTTTAGCTTCTTCTCTGAACAACAAATTCAAGGACATAGGTACTCCTAAAAGTATTATTTTTGTATCGGTAACTAGACTATTTACTGAGATAGAAAATAGTTTTGGTGGAAAAGGCGACTTTACAGAAAGTCTTGCTGTAGAAATGCTTAGCAATGTAGATTATCTCTTTCTCGATGATCTGGGGAAAGAGAGTAGCATGAGTGATACTCTCAAACAAGCAAATGAATGGAGACAAAGGGTTCTATTCAAGATCTTGGACAATAGACAGACGACTTTTATAAATACTAACTTATCTAGTAGCGATATCAAAAAAATTTATAATCCAGCACTTGCAGATAGAATTTTCAAAGGTGCAAGTAAACATATTTTTAAATTCCCTAATGGGATGGAAAGCAGAAGGTATTAATGGAAAACAAAAGATTAATTGAGTTAATTAAGAAAACTCAAAAATGGTTTTATGATCGTAATTTACAGACTCAGAATCCTGATAAACAATTTTTAAAATTGTTTGAGGAAATTGGGGAATTAGCTAGTGGGCTAGCAAAAAAACAAGATGACGTTATAAAAGATAGCATCGGAGACATTGCTGTAGTGTTAATTGGCCTTACTCTACAATTAGGAATTGATACGAAAGAAGTATTTCCACATACAGAATCAGTTCCTTCTACGAATTCTAACAAGGAAGAAGATCATTTTATTTTATTGCTAGATCAATCAGTCGCTGCTTACTTCAATCGCCAAAATTATCAAATAAAAAATGTGGCATTTGAATTGATTCGAGTATCTAAGTTTTTGAATATTAATTTTACAGAGTGTTTAGGCTTGGCATACGAAGAGATTAAAGATCGAACAGGGCGCTTAGTTGACGGTGTTTGGGTGAAAGAGGAGGATTTATGATGGGCGAAAACAAAGTGAAACAGTATGATACTATCAACAACCACAGCCATTATCATGGGAAAAATGGGATGGAAGCAATTGATGTGATAGAAAACTTCATAGGTGATTTGGCAGGAAAGGCAGGATGGGCCTGGGGAAATTCAATGAAATACCTTTTACGATTCCAAAAGAAGAACGGCATAGAGGATGTAAAAAAAGCCTTCCGCAATTTGGTATGGGTTCTTGAGGAAATCGCAGGTAAAAAAGAATCTTTAGCATTCCTCAGTTCTTTAGTAAAGGAGTTAGAGAATGAGCAAGTACACAAAGAATCAGATTGAACATGCTAAACAACAAGTGCAATTACTCCTAGCAAGTCGAGGTATGACTAGGAAACAATTATCCTTTGAATTAGGATATGGGAGTGATGCAGTTACTTCATGGTTAAATGGTAGAGTACAGTTAGGAGAGTTTCAGGTTCAATGTCTTTGTGATTATTTTGGCGTGGCAGAAAGTTCCATCGTTGGGGATCCCGAAGAGTTAGCAGATTACAAATTGTATAAAGATGGCAGGTACATCTGTCGAGGACCACTTAAAGAATTGAGTCACATTAGTGGCAAAGATGTAGGTATGCTTAAGTATTATGCAGAATTACATGCTCAAGGTAAAAAAACAGGAAATCTAACTGTGGTTAGAAGCGAGGAATGATAATGGATAAAAAAGAGCTGATTGAGAGTATTGCTCATTTACCTTCAGATTGCAGCAGACCAAGACCGATGATTGATAAATTAACAACGTTGGAATTGATTAAGTTGCTAGATGAACCGCAGAAAGCCACAGTACCTCAGTATGTGGCGGCTTGGATTGAAAAATGTAAAAGCGAAAAAAGGCGATTGCATGAAGCACTTACTTATACGCCGTTTGGAGTCAATGGCTGGGTATCTAATCCAGATAACCAAGAAACATTCGCTAGAGCTTGGCTTGACGGCTACGAGGCCGAGGAAAAGCGGTACACGGTTAAGATAAAGGCAGTAGATCAGTACCTTGTAAACGCTACAGATGAAAATTTCCTAGGTTTTTTACAGAGCAGACTAAGAACTAAATTTACCCGAAAAGAATTAGAAGAATACGGCTTTGACTGGGTGTTTGATTGCCCAGGTGTTGAAGTAGAAGAGGTGGAAGGATGATTCTAGACGACCAATTTATTAGAGAACTTATTGAAGATGAAGATA